GGCCGCAAAGCCCTCGTCGGTTCCGTATCCGGCCATAGATCACCCCCTTGTGCGACGGGTCGACATAAGCCGCCCCGCCGTTTGCTTAGCTGGCCTTGGCGGCTTTAATTGCAGCGATCAGCTCATCATCACTCAGACCGTCGAAATCAACGCCAGCCTCAATGGCCTGCTCTTCAAGGCCGATGCGCTTCTTGGTCTTCGCGGGATTTGTGATCGCCACTTCTGCGCCCGAAAGCGTGGCCTTTCCGACCAGATAACGGGGGAGTGTATCGCCTTTGATCGGCAACTCAGTGCCAACATTTACGCGTTTCCCTTGGGAATCATAGACGCCCGCTTGCGTGATTTTTGCTTTCATTTGGAATTCCTCTCATCTGACTTTGCTGTTCTTGTGAAAGGGGCCGGCTTCCCAGCCCCTCGACAAACACAGCAGTTAGATCAGGTCGATTGCGCCACGCCGCAGTTGTCTTCCGCGTCGAACTTGATCTCCAGCGAGGCTGCAGCCATGGTGATGAAATTGTAATCATCCTCAGGGTTTGCGCGGAACTGAGCGCGGGTTGTCATCGGCATGCCGTTGAGAACCTGCACAACGCGGCGATCCTTGACCAAAGCGATGATCTCATCGGCAGCGATGCTGTCGGCGGGGATGATCTCTTTCAGGCCGCCGAGCTCCATGACACGCTGAGCGATGGTTTTCGGATAGCCGGTCGTGAACTCCGTGCTGGTTGCATAGAACCAATCATCCCAGTTGACATAGACCGTCGCAGGAACCTTGAAGTTGTCGCCGTGCAGCAGCTTCAAGGTTGCGGTGATCTCCGCCAGCCACTGCGCGCCAGTTGCCCCGTTGAGCGTCACGCCCGTGGAGCGGGTGTTGCGTTTGGGGTGGTTACGAAGGCCGTAGAGCTGGCTGCCGTTGACAACAATCTTTGCGTCGCCGTCGAGTGCGATGCTCTCCAGCTTTTCAGCCGTGCGGCGCATGGCATTGCTGCGACCTGCGCTGTCGAGCTGGAAACCCTCGGTGCGCGCTGCCTCAACCTCACGCCAGCCATAGCTGAACGGGCTGTCGATGATCGGCAGCGGCGTGCCGTGGTAGTCAAAGGTGGGCTTGTCGGTGCGCCCCTTCGAGCGCCCATCGAGCGAGATGTGAGCCTCGCCGCTGTCGCTGATGGTCTGGAAGAAGTGCACCAGCTTGCCAATGGGCATGGGGGTCGCAACAGAGGCAGCAAGGTCGTTGAACACAGCAAGAGTGCTGCGCTGGACCTCGATACCTTCACGATCCCACTGGCCCCAGACATCCTTGGGGAGAGGCAGCGCGTTGCCGATTACGGTTTGCCCATAAGCATTCGCGAGGGCGGTTTGAGAAGCGTTGAAGTGACGGCGGTTCGCCAGCACAAACGCCTGCTGTTCGGGTGTGAATTTCAGCATAGCAGGCCCTCCTTAGGCCGGAACGTTGTAGCTGTTGGCGATGATCACATCAGCCAGGGCGCCAGCCGCGTAAGCGCCAGGCGTGTCATCAAAGAAGGCGAAGACAATATCGCCCGCAGTGGTGGCTGCAGCGAGGCGACCAGCTGCCGAAATCTTCAGGGGTGCGCCCTTGGCATAGGTTGCAGCGGCCAGAGCGCACTGGAACACGTCATTGACCTGCGCCTCATAGGCGACGCCAGTATCGCCGGAGGTATAGGCATCAGCGATGGTCTGATCCGCAAAATCAACCACACCAAGGATCAGAGGGCGTTTGGCCAGCGAGGTGGTGATCTGCGCAAGAGCAGTTGCCGTTTCCTCGACAAACGTGCCGGGCAGAAGTGCGCCAGACACGGGGAGGTTTACGGTGCGGGGTTGGCGGTTGATCGGACCGCGATAGATCACGTTGCCGCTCATTTGCCTGCCTCCATGCCCGCATTGAGATCGACGCCCGCGAATTCATCTTCCGCGTTCGTTGTGAGTGGTGCCCCGTTAAGGCCCGCAGCCTTTCCGGGCTTCGCCTTCTCGGCCAACTTGCGTGCGGCGTTGAGGGTCAGCTCCTTGGCCGATTCCTCGTCCAGCACGTTCGCTTTGACGATGGCGGCGACATGGCCAGCAAGCTCCGCATCGTCCTTTGCCTTGGCGTTTGCCTGCATGGCGCTGAGGTTGTCGGTCAGCGGCTTCACGGCGTTCGCAACCGATGCGGTTACTGTTTCACCGAATTTTTCGAAGCTTTCCGAGAGGGTGTTCACCTTCGCGGAAAGGGCCTCGAACTGCTCTTTCGTCACAGTCATTGGATTGTCCTTTCTGTTTTCAACAGGTTCCCGCTCGGCGGGCATAGCCCCCAGAAACGCGGCCTTCATTCGCTCCCACATTGACGCGCGCTCGCGCCGATCAAGAGCCTCGAGCATGCGCATGCCTGCCCAATCCAGTTCGCGGTCAGCATCCTCAATGGCTGAGTTGATGACCTCAATTTCTTCGTGTTCGCCCTTGGCGTTGACCAGCATTCCGACGCCCTGCTCGGGGGTCGCGGCACCTTCCTCATTGAGAAGGATCGCGTCGTGATCCCAGTAGATGTCGGTAGCGTCATGCTTGAAGCCGTCGCCGTTCGCGACTGGCTGGAGGGTGCACAGAAGCCCCGTCGAGGTGTGAACCGCCTCTCCTGCTTCAATCGCAGCGAGAACGCCACGACCGCCTTCCGTGCGATTGGCAACCTCGATATCAATCACCTTGTCGAGTAGAACGCGGCCCCCTTCTTGGCGGGCATTCTCATTCCACGCGCCAATGTAGCCAACATTGATGCCTTCCGGATCTCGGGCACTGATGAACTTGCCGTTGATGGTCGGGTGACCAAGCGGCGCAGGCGTCCTGTTCAGCCCTTCGAAGGACTTTGCGATCTCATCGGCAGGATACCGGATGCCATTCATAACAATGTTGTCCGGCAGGGTTGCGCTCGGAACGACAATCACGTCACGCCCGTTGCGCTTCTCCTTGCGTGCCGATTTGGCATTGGCGATACTGCGGACATTCACACGAACTTGCTTCATTCGTTGCTTCCTTCTGCTTCGGTGAGCGGGTCCATATCGACCGCACCACGGATTTCGTCGTCCGTGAAAATAATGTCGCCAGCCATCCCGCCGATGCCTGCCGATGCGCTTTTGGCGTTGATGTCTGCCATTTTCACAGCACGCTCCATCTTCTCCGCGCTGCTGCTTTCGGTCAGGTCGGACCAGTTGATGACCCAATCGCGTTCTGGCAGGATTCGGACCTGCTCCAGCCTGTTGATGAATTCCTGAATGCTGGGCCGTGCAATGTTGATGCGCCGCGCCATGTTCGTCGCGTTCCACTCCCGCACATCTTCCGTGCTGGCCCGTTCTCCGGTTTGGTTACCGATGAGGATTTTTTGCGGCATCGGGATGGATGCTGCGAATTCCTGCACCCGCACATTGAAGAAGTGCTCGGGGCTCGGCAGTGTCACGTTGAGCGTCTTCGCCGTCATGCCTTGCAGCATCAGCAGCTTGTCAAATCCCTTCTGGAAGTCGTCGACTTGCTCATTCATGGCGTCGGCGAGGCCGTCCACCTCGACACCCATTGCCCGCGCCATTTCCGCGATCTTGGCCTCTTTATCGACCTCAAGAACGGGCGCAGACTTTGCGTTCTTCCAGAAGCCTTCGCCACCAGCGCCGCCGATCTTTTCTAGATCCAGCAGCGCGTTGTAGCCCGGCTCCAGCATTGATCGGCAATGCACCGTGCCATCCGCAGACCAGATGATGACGCGATCCGGATGCAGGTCGAAACTACGCGCTTTGAGCTGGCCGCTCTCGGCCCCCACCGCAGCCTCGTGAAACGCATACATCTTCGGGTGGCCGTAGGTCAGACTGTTCTCGTCTGTATCCCAGTCCGCAACGGTGAGCTGGCCAGCCCAAGCGGGGATCACCTCCACCAGCCCGTCAAGCCCGCCACCGACAGTGTCAACGGGCTGGTTAAACCGCTTATCATCCGCAAAGCGCAGGATCAGGCCGGAATACCCGCCCACCATCGACTTGCGGTCAGCATCTGCGAACTTTTGCCAGACCCGCAGATCGGCGAAACGCTGACGAATTGCTGTCTCCATATCGCTCTCGGTGGGCTTCTCGCTCTCCCAGATCGAAGGGTTGTCCTGCCATGTTTTCAGGATGGTCTTTTCAACTGCCGCCGTGGCCAGCCCGTTGCGCTGATAGATGCCATATGTCGCGGCAAAGGTGATCGTATCGGGCCACCCGAAGTCCTTTCGATGATTGTGCTTTGCCTCTGGGAAGTAGCCGGGGAACATGGCCTCCACGCGTCGCGCCGCATTCATGATGATCTGCATAGGTTTCATCTGCGGTGCCTCTTTGTGAGCATCATTGCTACCTGCGGAGCTTCGTTCAGAAGCGCATTGAACGCCCTACTCGTGCCGTCGACGGCATCGTCATGTGCAGCAATCGGGAAGCCCTCAAGCTCGCTGAACCACGCTTCGTTCCACGATCCACGCACAACCCAAACGTTTCCGGCTTCGGCCTGCGCCGAGAAGGGCGAGAACCGTGTGATCTTGTCGCCGCTCTCCGTCGAGAACCGGACGTTATAGCCCTCAAGGTGCTTGGCGATATCCGAGACCTGTGACTTACCCGCCTGCCCCGGATCCTGAGGAATATTGACCTCTGTTTCAGGCCCATCCTCGCCAGCCGTGCCCTTGAGCATTGCCCGCACGCCGCTCGGCCCATGATGGCCCCAGCGCGCGTCAGCCACGATGATGCGGCCATCAGGACAGCGCCCGACCTTCACGCCAGCCGTTGCGTCTGGATCGTTGCCATCGGTCTTCGGTGTGGCTGCCAAATCCCAGCCACGAACCCACCGACAATCAGGCGGGACACGGTCGAGCATGTTCGACTGTGTGACCCACTCCCGCTTGAAATAGAGCCCTGCAGCGGGTCTGATTTTCCAATTGCCCCCAAGAAGGCGCTCACGCTCGACGGTCGGCAGCGCCATCAACGAGGCCATGTAGCCCGGGTCAGCCGCCATCAGGGCTTTGTTATCCGTCAGCCGCGCCGCGATGAACGTCACCGACTTCGGCGGGATTGGAACCTGCTCCCCATCTTCGCCAAGCATCGTGTATTCGGCCAATTCAGCCGGATCACTGGCCCAGACGATCTTGTCACCGATCCGAACGAACCACCGGACCTTGCCGGAGCGCTCGAGGATCGGCAGCCCCGTCTCTTGGTCGATCCACCACTCAATGAACCGCGCCACCCAGCTATCCGCATCAGGGTTGCAGGTGGCCCGCACGTAGGGCCTGACCCCACACATCGAACGGTTGCGCGAGAGCATGTAGAAGAACTGCTTCTCGCTGAAATGCGTCAGCTCATCGAAGAGGATGAGCGGAATCTGCGACCCCTGATAGTTGTTGACCGTCTTGTCATGCTCGAGGTGAGCCATAGTGACGGCGGAACCGGCTGGAAATTTCCAATCCAGCACGTTCTCGCGCGGCGATGCGCCGAGGGTTGAGTAGAGCTTTAGGCTTTCATCCCAGAGCCCGCCCTCGTTGCGGATCTGGACCGTTGAGCGGCGAAAGAACACCGCACCGAACTCAGGGTTATGGATGTGCCGAAGCGGCTCCATGAGCAACGCCCACGTCTTGCCCCCGCCTGCCGATCCTCCGTAAATTGCAATATCCGCCGACGAGCTGAGAAACTGCATCTGCGGCCCAGCTTGTGGCCGGATTGCATTAGCCGCGGCCATTGTCCGGAAGCTGGAAGATCGTCACCTGCTGTTGAGGCAGATCCTTGCCGTCCTTTCCCGTGTGCTCCATGCGCGCGCGAGCTGGTGCCTCAAGCCCAAACAGCTTCGCCTTGCCTGTAGTGGCAGAGACCATCGCGGACGGATTTCCGACCTTGGCCGCCAAAACTCGCGCCTCCTCGTATTCTTTGAGGGCCTCCATCCGCGAGAACATGGACAGGGCTTGGGCGTGCTGTTGGAGCTCTTGTATTCTTAGGGAGACCTTAGGGTGATCGAGAAGCTGACTGGCCTCCACATAAACCCAGTTGTCGCGGGCATTCTCGTCGGTGTTATAGGCCCTGCGATAGGCCTCCGCCGCGTTTCCCGTCTCGAAATATGCGAGGGCAAATGCTTCCTGCTTGGGCGTGAGCGGCTTGTCTGTGGCTTCGTCCACTTTAGACATCGCCCACCTCCAAACGAAAAACGCCCCGAGCTTCCCCGAGGCGTTGCAGTGCTATGGTCATAACCATGCCGTTGTCACCCACTTTGCACAAGATGTTGTGTGCCGTCAAGTGGGTGGTCGATGTTAGGAGTTAAGCAGCCGGATTCCCCGAATTTGGTCTAGCCACAAACTTTATTGATCCATTTGATGCCTGAGTGAGGGCTTCGGCCATGCTCCCGTGAACCAAAAAGGTTACGCAGTCATACTCACAATCCGTAAGAATGCAATTTTCAAAGCCAATAACACCGTTTAGGTAGGAGTCGCCTATTTCAATAAAATTACAAGAATTTACTGAAAGCCCGTTTGCAGTAACATTGTTCAAAAAACCAATCACCATTGGTCCGACGAAACGGCACCTATGGAAGCGCTTTCCTGACACTTTCTGATGTTGAAAGCTCCAAATGTCCTTCGCGAAGATCACTTCTCCCTCAAAGCTATCATCTAAAATGTTGACACGGGTACTTTCCTCGGCGCGTTTCAGATTAACCATGCGACGGGATCGCGCCTCAAGAAACAAGCCAAACAAATATAAGCAAAAGGAGAAAGCTATCGCACAGGATATACCTACTACCAGATAGCCAACCGGGCCCCAGACAGACAACCAGTTCGTAACAGCTGCCACGTATGCGCCGAGCCCAGTCACGGCAATCTGCCCAGACAAATAAACGAAGAGCGCCAAGCGCGACTCCAGTCTATCGAGTTGTTTATTGATCCAGTTCCACATGTGGAATTCATCTCACAGTTCTCCTACGAGTGTCGAGTTTTTTTACACTTTGAGGCCACTTGAAATAATTGACGCAATGGACCGCAAATTCTCCGTGTGCCCTTGCCCCCTCACCCCTCCACCACATCACGCAGCCGCCGCACAGCCGCCACAAAACTCCGCCCTGCCGCAGTCAGCACGCCCAGATCGTGCAGCGTCTCTGCCTGCCGGACCACGCCTGCGAGAATGTGGCGCTCCCACGGGCGCAGCTTGGCCATGTGCGCGTCCCACGCTGCCATAGCGTTGCGGGCATCACGCACCCGCTCATCCTCGGTGCGCAGGTCTGGCCGATCATCCGCCCGCGTCTCCAGCCGCTCTGGCATGAACTCCATCTTGGAAATGCTCGGGAACCGCGAGCGGCCCAGCACCAGCCGCGAATAGGCGCCGTGTGCGCGATCATAGGCCGTGAACACCTCCCACAGCTTAGCCGCCTCGTCGCCCTCTGCCGCCAGCGTGATAGCCTGCCCCGCCTGCTCGCACATGATCGGATCCAGCAGCGTTGACCGGTTCGCCCGTGGCATGTGCCGCTTGCGCGCTTCCCGCACCGTCTCGGTCGGGTTGTCGATCTCGATTGTCGCCTTGTTCACCTGCTCGGCCTCCTGCCAGTTTTGTTGCATCGCCCTCTTGCCGCCTTTCTTCTGCCTGCGCCTCGCCGCGCGGCTGTAGGCTCTCGGGGTGATTTGGTCGTGTTTGGTCATGCTCCTGCTTCCCGCTTCCGCGCTGCATCCGCGCGCGCTGCCGCAATCAGCGGGTTTCGATCCCTCTCCGCCCGCAACGCGTCCCACTTCGGACTATCCGGTGGTGTCACCTCAGACCAGTGCGCCTTGCGTGGCTTTTCCGCTGCCTCCTCGGCCTCCTCGATACTTGCCGCCATCGGTGCCTTTCGCACCGCGTTCACCGCGCTCACCGTAAAGCCAGCTTGCTGCACGATCCGCTCAACGGCAGCCTTAGCCGCAGCATCAGGCACATAGCTCTCTGCCTCCTCGCGGCGCTGCGCTTCGGCCTTCTCGCGGCGTTTGATCTCGTCGGTGAACGGCATCAACTCGCGCTTCGCCAAGATCGCGATTTCGCCCGGGCTCGGCCTGCGAACGCCAGAGCGCTCCCACGCATCGAAGGCCTTGTGCATCGCCCATGTCGGCACATCTGCCAGCGCGCGAACGAACGCTTCGCGGATTGCCGCCCGATCAGCTGGCGATCCGTCCGGATCGAAATACAGCTTGAGGCAGATGTTTGCCCGCTTGAGGGTTTCACCCCCGTCGCACGGCGAATGGATCGCGGCTTGCAGTTTCGAGAGCGACTGAGCCGTCAGAGAGACGCTTTGCGGTTTCGTGAATTGCGTGATCGAAGGCATTTCGCTCATTTTGGGTGGCCTTTCTGTGCTCGGAATGGATTGGTTGCAGCGGCGGTGCGTTCAGTTCTCCGGCGCGCCGTCGCATCGCCTCGGTGAAGTATCGGAAGGAGCTGGGCGGCCCATCGCGCTTTTTCGCCATGAGTTCGCGGATCACGTCGCACTGCTGGTCCAGCGTCAGGTCCATCTTCGCCCACCGCTGCGCCTCGGCCATGTCCCCCGGATTACCCAGCATCCGGCCCGTTGCGGTCAGGCCGCTAGTCAGTCCCATCGCTGCGAGAAGCCGTTCCCGCGGTGTCGGTTCATCGGGCAGAATTTCGGATCGCGCGCCCGCGCTACCACCACCATCATCTAATGTTGGGTTGTTGGGTTGTTGGGTTGGATGTGTCGGCGGTTTGTCCGTGGAGTTATCCGTGGAAAGTGCCACTTTGTTATTTTTCAATGAGTTATCCGAATTTTCGGCGTTTTCCTCGTTGAAGTCAGGCGCTCCCTGAGGTTCAGCGTAAGTGCTACTTTCTGGTGAGGTGCCGTTTTTCCGGTCGCTTTGAGCCTGCAAGAAACGCTCCACAAACGCAGCTTCTTCCCGCAATTTCTTCGATGTCAGGACGCCATTTTCGGAGATCAGGAACGGTCTAATTGCGGGGCCGACGCGCGACTTCCAGAGGCGCGAAGACACCTTTGACACCCGCGCCAACCGCATATCGTCGTCCGGAAAATCGCACGTCTCACGTGTCCACATCGCCATGATGATCATGATGTATGCGCCGATTTCGTCGGCACAGAGCATCTGCGTGTCGCGGTGAAATGCGTCCACCCAGATCGGGCAAGGCCTCTTGCCTCGTGCCTTCTTGGCGTTGAATGGCTCTTTTTCGGTCATTACTCTGAAAACTCCCCAGCCCGCGCCGCCGAAGCCCGCAAGCCATGCACAACCGTGCTGTGATCGCGACCGAAGAACCGACCGATACGGGGCAGCGAATAGCCCAGCCCCTCGCGGATCCGACGCATTGCATCCTGCCGCGCGCGGGCAATATGGCGCGTTGTGCCAGTCATGATCTCATCTGCCGTGATGCCAGCCCGTGCAGCCTCATCAGCGGCTATGATCGCCATCGGTGCAGGCATGGACCGCGCGGGGCAAGCAACGACCCTCACAGTGGCGGCTAGGAACGTGGCGCGGCTCATTCCAGCCACTCCCCATGCCCCGGCAAAGCATCACTTGCACCGCCACACCCGACAGCATCCGGCATGATCCGGCGATGCAGCTCTGCATAGTCATCGCGCGCCTTTGGAGCCGATAGAACCGCCTTCACATCATCGATGGACCGGACAACGGCATAGATGCCGCCATTGCGTTCAACTATCTCCTGCACGGCCTTCTGTGAGGGCTGCTGCCCGTTACCCTTCGCCTTGACCTCAAGCGCGAAGAACTGGCCGCCCATCAGCAAGCCGATATCTGACATGCCCACCAGCATACCTTGCGTTTTTGCGCGGGCTTGCATGTTGCGGATGGTCGCTTGACGTTTGGCGCGGTCCTGCCCGCCTCCAGCCTTTGAGGCAAGTTCGTTCGGCACCGAGAAGACCAGCGCGCGCGGGTATTGAGTGCGCAGGAACTGGACGATTGCGGCTTGGATTGGGCCTTCTCTGTCGATGTTGCGAGTCATAGTAATTCCCCCTGCATGGGGTCGGAAACCTCACGGTACAGGCGCTTGCGAATCCACTCATTCGGCCCCGCTGCGGGGCGGTTTAGGTCCCAAACAAACCACGAATTGCGCTGCGGAGGACTTCCACCACCGCGAAAATCAATTTTCCAGCAACACAGATATTCCACTGATGGCGGATGATCGTGCAGTAGCTTGTCAAAGCCGTTGATGCGCGCGGCGGGCCAATCTGCATTCAGAAGCAGCGCCACATAGCCAAAGCCTAGGTCCATCGAGTGACGCAGCCATCTTCCATGCCCATTCGAGGCATTGATCATGTTGTAGGGTGGATTCGTGATCTGAATCGGCGCGCGCGGCGAAATGCAGTCAAAGAAGCTGCGAAGCTCAACGCCGTCCCACCCGCGATCAACAACATCATTCCCGAGAACGTCGAAGCCGAACTCCGTCAGAACACGTGCGATATGCCCAGCCCCAACGGCTGTTTCTAAAACGGTATTTCCGTGCGCTCGAATGAACTCATATTCCGCAGAGATGAAGGGCCGCGTTGCGCTCTCTGGCGTCGGGTCGAAATCAAGAGGATCCCGCGTGCGTGGCGCTGCGGCCTCTGCGAAATCACCGAGCGAAATTTGCCGCTTGTCGTGCTTGGGCTTTATCGCGGTGAAAAGCGGTTTTGCTGAGACGGATGCCATCAGTTTCCCACCTTAGCCGCAGCGCGCTCCACCCGCCGCAGCTCCAACACATCGTCATACGCCTGCGTTGGACTGCGCCCGATCCGCTCAGCCACCCGATCCGCGGTTTCCTTGGCTGTGATGATCTCGCCATTCCTAGCCGCCTCGGCCTGCACTGCGGCGACATGAATTGCCACTTTCGCCAAACGCGTTTCGCGCTCGGCCCCTTGCTGAGATCCGGTCTTCCATGTGCCCAACACAGGCTCTGACGCCTCCGCCTTCGCGATCAGCGCGGCCTCGAACGCCTCGAACCGATCCGCTGCCGGTTCAGCCCGCCGCAACGCCGGACGCGCACCGATACGGCCAGAGAGCCAGACAGGATCGCGCGGCTTGGTGGCAAATGTGGGTTCGGTGGGTTCTGGTGCGGGCGGTGTCGGTGCTGCCTCCCATGGGGCGCGCGGCAGGGTGACGTTGTTGGCGTGGATGCGTTCGCCGGATTTGAATTCGCGGGTGATTGTGGGGCAATTGATGCTTGCCCGATCATGACCAGATGCATCAGGGTTGGTGCGGGGCTGGCGGTGAGAGGCCAACCCCGCGCACCCATCAGCACAAGAGGAATTTGTGATGACAGATGATTCAAACATTACGCTCTCCATTGAAGGCAAGAGCCATGCGATCCTTTGCGGCATCTGCAAGACGCCGATAGCCTTCATTGGAGAAGGCAATGCGGATGCTGGCGAGGCAGGATGCATCGACTGCGGGAACGTGGACGACGTGAAAGAGGTCGCCAAGCTGGCTGTCGAGTACGCCAAGATCGAGGCTCAACTCATGGTCAACCGCTTGATGAGAGACACCGCGCGAGGCAGCAAAATGATGACATTCGAGGGCAAGACTTCCCATGATAAGCCGCACCGATTCATCGTTGAATTTGAGTTGTGATACGTCGAGGTTGAGTTGTGGGGTGATTGTGGGGGTCATTGTTCCACCTCATCCATCGAGTGAACCGCTGAAATCAGCGCATTGAGCGCCGCCTGAGCCTCTGGCACCTCCTTGCGCAGCGACGTTGTGTCGCCAGCGGAGAGCATCGAGAACATTGCGGGCGCCACATCGGCCAACTCCCGCAGTGCCTCATCGATCAGGCGGTTGATGTTGTCGCGCTTCGGGCAAGTGCTGCGGCGTGCAGCGAGCATGTCGGTGATCGGGAAGCGGCCAAGCGCATCCTCCAGTGCCGCCCAGTGATGCACCTGCAAGGGCAGATCGCCCGACGCCTGCTTGCTGATTGTGGATTTTGCCACACCGAGCAGCGCGGCCGCCGCGTCCATCCCGCCGAAATCCTTAACGAGCTGTCCGTAGATGGTGCGGATAGCGGGGCCTTCGTAAACTCTGGTCATAGGGCTACCTCGGAAACGGGGTTTTCTTGTCGCTCCCGGCGATCAGCGCCAGACAGGCAGCATGGAAAGGGAAACGGCATGTTGAATGGAGAAAGGGCGGCCTTAGGCTGCCGCCCCTTAGGCCTTGGAAGATGCGGCCATTTTTTTGCGGACCTTCTCAATGGTGCTTGGGCGACACTCCCCACCATCGCGCAGACGGCGCACGAAGCCCGGATCGTTCAGAACTTCACGCCCAAAGGTGGACGCGGCGGTTCCTGTCTTTTTGAGGTATGCCTCAATGTCGTTTATGAATTGGTTCATCATCATGCCAAGCATAATGTGGGTTATATCCTACATTGTAAAGAGGATTTATCCTATTTGCGCGCCGCAAACGCATGTAGGATAACCCCTACATGGATACTGGACAGATGATCGCTGATAGAATTGAAGCACTTATCGTGGAGCGAGGCACAAATCATCGTGCCGTCGCCCTCTCTGCAGGCATGAGCCCCACGGGCGTCCGCGACATTGTTTTGCGAAAAACCAAGAATCCGACCTTCGCGAACCTTGCGAAAATAGCAGAGGTGCTGGGCGTCCCAGTCACTGCGATTATTGAGGGTGCAACCCGTCAGCCGTCTGTCGCAGTCCCCGGGCGTGCTGGTGCCGGTGCGGAGGTCCACCTCGTCGACGATTACGCTAAGGGCGATGGGCTGTTTCAGGTCGAATGCCCGCCCCTCCTATCGCCGCACGGAATCGTGGCCGTAGAGGTTGAGGGTGACAGTATGGAACCCGCTTATTCTGAGGGAGACCTACTGTTTTATAGCCGCGAGGCAATGGGTGTTCCCATTGAGGCTATCGGGAGGATGTGCATCTGCGCCGACGAAGATGGTCGCGTTTGGGTCAAACAGGTTAAGGCCGGAACCGAGGCGGGACGTTTTAATCTGCTCTCGATCAATCCGCTCGGGGCAAACATGCATAATGTGCGCCTGAACTGGGCTGCGCCTGTTAAGCTGCATTTACCCAAGGAATTTGTGAGGAAAGTATGAAAAATTACGGATTTGCCCGATCGCTACTCCTGTGGATGGAAATCCTCGCGTGGATCGCTGTGGCAGCTGGTATTTTCTGGACGATGTACGCGCTCGGCGACTCAAGCGGCGCCACGCTGATGTTCTCTGTCCCCACACTTATCTCCGGCCTCTCCACGGTGGCGCTGATGCGCATTGGCGGTGCCATATTCGACATTGCCGAGAATACTGGTGGCATGTTGGCGCTTTCTCGTAAGGCGGATAAGGCATCGACTGCGGAATAAGGACACCGCCGATCCGGTAACAAGAAGATATGTCCAACACCCAAAGCCCCGCCTAGTGCGGGGTTTTTTCATATCTAACTGTCGCGCGTTGTCGCGCGGAATTTTGCCACACGTCGTGAAAGTGGGTTTTATCCTACATTTTCCATTGACGTAGGTTTTATCCTACGATAACTTAATCCCATCAGCAGCGACAACTTGAGCCTGCAAGCGACAATGGGAGACACCACATGAACGCCCTCACCGAAATCCATCCGCTAAAGACCCGCGCCGATAGCGCGTGCGATCTGACTGACGTGTGGATGGAGGAAACCGACCCGCAGAATGAGCGCGGAGAGGCTTGCGAGGCATATTTCACGCATGACGGTCGGGGCGATGCGTTCACCGCAGCAACCCTGATCGGCGCGCGGATCGACACCGGACACCGCGCCTATGAGTTGGGTCGCGATGAGGTGCTGGCGATGGTCGGCGCTGATGAGGTGGCACGCGTCGAAGCGCTGCACCTTGAAACACAATCGGAGCAAGAGGCCCGAGATATGGCCCCCTGCTACCGCGAATAGGCGGCCCTCCCTCCGCCTCTGCCTCGGCCCCTCCTCCCACACCACACAGGGCCGAGGCTCCCCATAACCCCCGCTGCGCTGATGCATCGCCCGTCGCGCGGCCAACTCCCCCGGCGTTTGCTGCTCGCGGCGCTGGGGCCTTTATTCACAGGAGAATGACAGATGACGGTATGCGTTTCATTTCAAGGCCTGAGTTCCGTGAATGTCTGCGAGTTTGAGGGCCCGCACGATTTTTCCACACTCGGATTTTTTGACGAAAATCGCGGTGAGGTGAAGATTTTCCTCGAAGGAAAAATGCGCGGCGCGGCTCATGCCATGAAGGCCGCCTTTGACGCCCATGTCGCCAGCATCACCGCTGAGGACGTTACACCGGAGGCCGCACAATGACCGCCGAAGTCCTCCCCCTCTTCCCCCGCGATACCGAGGCCCACGCCCGCAAGGTTGCGCTTCGTGTCCGTGATCACTCTGCAACCGGCCTGCGCAAGGCCCTCTGTGTCCTGTCCAGCGATGACCAGCGGAACGCGCTCTATGTGGGCCTGATCCTCTCTGAGCTTGACCGCCGCGAGCTGGCCACGGCATCGGCAAGAGGCCTTGCCCGCCAGATGATCTCGCAGGCCACTCCGGTTGAGCCGCGTGGGTTTGAAGCCGCGATCATCACAGCGCCCGCGCCACAGCCCGCACCGCGCCGCGCTGGCTTTGCCGACGCTTTCACCGCCGCCGCTGTGGCTGGTGCGCTGGCTCTCGCGCTGGTGTTTGGCACATCGGCTGCCGCCAAGGCTCGGGCTGATGTGGCTATGTATGAGAGGATGCAGGAGGCGGCGCGATGATCAAGCAACGCTTCACCCTCGACAAGGCTGGCATCTACCAGCTCCCCGCAGATGTTTATCACGCCGATCCCTGCCCCGCGCCGAGCCTATCTTCCACGCTGGCCAAGACGATGATCGCTCAAAGCCCGCTGCACGCATGGGACAAAAGCCCGCTACTCAACCCCAATTATGAGCAGGCCGACAGCAAGACGTTCGACATTGGCCGCGCCGCTCACCGCGCTGTTCTTGGCAAGGGTGAGGGCTATGTGGCGATCCCCAATGACATGCTCGCATCCAACGGCGCTGCGTCCACAAAGGCCGCGAAGGAGTTCATCGAAGTGGCCCGCGCGTCCGGTTTGACGCCTCTCAAGGCTGATGAGGTCGATCAGATCGGGTCCATCGCTGAGAAGGTTCGCGCCAAGCTGGATCGCATGGGGATTGAGTTCGATCCCGCGCATTCTGAGGTGACAGCAATCGCGCAGATCGACGGTGTGTGGTGCCGCGCGATGATCGACAACGCGCCGACCGATCCACTCAAGCCGCTCTATGACCTCAAGACGTGTGAGGACGCCAGCCCGCAGGCCGTGGAGCGCTCAATCATGAACTACGGATATCAGCTGCAGGCGCAACATTACATCGACGTGTGGAAGGCCGCCACGGGCGAAGATCGCGCATTCTGCTTCGTATTCGTTGAGAAGAAGTCACCCCATGAGGTGACGCTGGCCCGCATCGCGAACGGCACGATGGTTATTGCTCGCAAGCAGGCGATCCGCGCCCGTGAAATGTGGGCGAACTGCATCAAGGCGAAGAATTGGCCGGGCTATCCCGATGGCATCATGGAAATCGACCTGCCCGCATACTGGCAGGAACGCTGGCTCGAGCGCGAGAGCGTAGAGGCCGATCACAAGCAGCGGACTGGGAGCGACATTCTTGAGCTCGCTCGCCGCTTCCAATCACCCGAAGGACTTTGACAATGAGCATCCGCTTTATCCCCGTTGCTGAGATCAACGACCCGCTGACGCTGGCAATCGGCCTGTCTGGTGGCTCCGGCACTGGCAAGACCTATACCGCCCTGCGCATGGCGCGCGGCATCGCAGAGACGATCACGGGCAAAAAGGGCGCGCCCATCGGGTTTGTGGACACCGAGAACCGCCGCGCGCTGCACTACCGGCAGGCGTTCCCTGAAATGGTGCACTTCGACATGACTGCGCTCGATGAATCCGGCGCCATGGTTGGCTTCAACCCTGAGCGCTGGATTGATGTGATCGACGCCGCAGAGGCCGCAGGGCTTCCCGTGATCGTGGTGGATAGCTTCTCACACGCATGGGAAGGTGTGAACGGGGTTCTGGAGCTGCAAGCATTCGAGCTTGAGCGCCTTGTTTCGGAAGCCGAGAAGCGCGCAGCGGGCCGCTATACCGTGGACCCCGCCAAGTTCTCGCAGCTCGCATGGGCGGCCGTGAAGCCGCGGTATCGCCGCCTGATTGACCGGATCGTGCGGGCCAAGACCAACATCATCATGTGCACCCGCGCAAAGCCCGTCATGCAATCAGGATTTGGCGACAAGGCGAAGAACGCGCGCAGCACAAAAACCCGCCGAGAGGATGTGCCGTGGGATCCGGCGAGCGATGGCGATCTGATGTTTGAGATGACAACGATGGTCATTCTCGACCCGAAGGCCCCGGGCTGCCCCACCTATCAGATCAAGGTGGCTGACCAGTTCAAAGGACTGCTCAATGTTAGCCGCCAGATGGACGAAAGCACGGGCCGCGCGATGGCGGAGTGGGCGCTTGGTCTGGGCGATGCTCAGAAGAAGAAGGAAGCCATGGACGCGGCGCGCGAAGAGGCCCGCAAGGGCGGCGACGTGTTCCGCAAATGGTGGAGCGAAAACCTGTCGCTTCATGGCGTCCTGACCCCAATCAAAGAGGAACTGCGCAGGATCTTCGAGGCTGCAGACGCTGCTGCGGCGGAGAGCGCCAGCGGAGAGTTTGACGCCTTCACCCCCACCCCAGAACAGCTCGCAGCGGCAGAGGCCGAAGCGCTCGCGGCGATCCGCGAAAGCGACGAGCAGGCGCAAGCCGCCGAATAAGAGGCCGCATGGTGCAGCCTCGGGCGGCGGTGATGTAACGGACCCGCCGCCCAACCGTACAAGGGAAGGAGCCCACCACATGAGCGATGCATACAACGTGACAGCCGAAGAGCTGCGCCAGTTCGTCGAGCAATACGAGAGCCTTGAGGCCGAGAAGAAAGACCTCACCGAGCAGCAGAAGGACATCATGTCCGAGGCGAAGGCGCGGGGCTACGACACCGCCGTCATCAAGAAGGTCATCTCCCTGCGCAAGCGCGACAAGGACGACATCGCCGAGGAAGAGGCGATCTTGGAGCTCTATAAAACCGCGCTCGGCATGAGCTGACCATCCGGTGACCGCCCCCACGTGGGGCGGCATCCCGAGAGACAGCAAACAGGAGGCCGATATGCGAGCCTGCAACGTCATAATTCGCGACAAGCACTACCATGAAATGCACCATGCCCTTGGCTGTCCGTGGCCCGATGAGATCATGGGCGAGACATATCGCAACTATTTCGCGATCGATGCAGACACTGAAACTGCAACACGGATGCGCGCCTCTCCGCACTGGACTGGCGGCACGAAAAAGTTCGGCATGGTCTATTTCAGCGTGACGGATCAGGGCAAGCGAGCGCTGATCGATCACATGCAGGCAAACGTCACCGTTCCGGCCCGCTATGCGATCACGTTCCGGCATTACGACGGGTGCAAACTAGTGCCAGCTCGGAGCCGTTCCGCCGCAAAATACGCGTCATATCTGGCCGCTGAAATCGAATGGCCGTTCATCGAGTATGCCGCCGAGATCAAATCGGTGCGGCTGCACTCCGTAGCGATCAACCCCGCACCAGCCACCCCATGACAACCGCCCTCCTCCTCGCAGGCCTGTGCGTCGTCGCGGCCCTGCTCGTCGCCCTCATCATGATTGGATTTGATCAATGACCTCACCAGCCATCCCTTGCCCGATCTGTGACAGCCCGAAGCTGGAAACGGAGGGTAAAACCCACGACACCCGCTTTGTGCGCTGCGAGGCTTGCGGCTTTGAACTGCACCACTGCGGGACAAACGCGCGGGTGCTGGCGATGAATGCCGCACTCAAGGCCGTCCACGCAAAGCAGGCCCTTGAGGCTGAGAGCCGCATTCTGCGCGGTCAGCTCGCCGCCGTGCTTGGGCCTAAGCGGGAGGTGGCGTGATGGCTGACAAACCGATCCTATTCTCCGCGCCGATGGTGCGCGCCCTGCTCGATGGCCGGAAGACCCAGACGCGGCGGGTTATCAACGCGCCATCCGCGCATGATGCAATCGCCGTTTTTGGCGCTGATTTTTTGACGCTGCGCGGTAATTTCGACCTGCTTCCGATCCGGGCTCTTCGCGGCGACCGCCTTTGGGTGCGGGAAGCATGGCGCAGCATGGATGGACTGGACGGCAGTAATGCCACCGAGATCGCAGCAAATTGCATCGAGGCTGGTTATCGACGCCCATGGGCCCCGCTCCATTATGAGGCAGATGGTGCCCGCGTGGACTGGATTGCTGAACTTCGCGGGTTCGGGACCAAGGCTGGCCGCTACCGTCACGCCCGCTTTATGCCCCGCTGGGCCTCCCGCCTGACGCTGATCGTGACCGATGTCCGCGTGCAGCGGTTGCAGGATATCAGCGGAGAGGAATGCGCTGCGGAGGGCGTGTGCGAATTTGCCATGCTTCCGCCTACAGACGCAGATGCGGCCGACGCCAGAATTGTGTTTCGCGACCTCTGGAACAGACTGCACGGCCCCGAAGCATGGGATGCAAACCCGTGGGTGGCCGCGTATTCGTTCCGCGTTATTCGCGCGAACATCGATAGCGAGGCGGTCGGATATGCTCTTTGACAAAACCACGTTTCCCAAGGCTGCACCAATCAAGCGCATGCGCGTGGCGGACGCTGGCGAAATGACCGGAGGGAAAAAGGGCATTCGCTTTGTCTGCTCACGCTGCGGCCATGACACCGGATGGATCGCGGATCACTGGACGATTTCAGAGAACAAGCGCGGGCTCCCATGCCCATGCTGCAACGGGATTGAGGCCGCCCATGGATAACCCCGACCGCCTCCCGCATCTCGCCCGCCTCGCCGAGGCCCACGACCCAGAACCCACGCAACCCCGCCGCATGCCCTCGGGCTGGTGGCTACTGCCCGCGCTGATCGTGAGTGTGGGGCTATCCATCACACGCACCATAAGGAAGGCTCTGGTATGAGTAAGCATGAGGATTTCAAAACCGCCGCGATGCTGCCGGCACTGATGCGAGTTTCAGAAGCCCAGACACATTTCAACGTTTCGCGGTCCACGATCTATCGCGCTGCGAAAGCTGGCGAGATCAAGCTGTATAAGCGGTGCGGGACGCGGGTTGATACGGAGGAACTGCGGGCGTGGTTGTCGCCGGATGATGAAGGCAGCGAGCGGCCCCAGTAAACTTATTCTGTGGGGCTGGCCGTGGGGCTGACCCACACCAGAAAACCTTATCGTTAATAGTATCAACAGGTTATCTGGTGGAATTGGTGCCGCTGAAGGGACTCGAACCCCCGACCCCATCATTACGAATGACGTGCTCTACCAGCTGAGCTACAGCGGCCTGGTGGCGCGCCGGATAGCACCTTCTCCGGCGGATGTGTAGCCCCTTTTTTAGGTCGGGGCTTTTTTCCGGAGATTTCCGACGCGCCGATTGAGGTTAGACTGTCTTTCGCGCCATCGCGACCGCGTCATCAAGCGGGAGAACCTCCGCCTCTTCGACATCCGATGTCTCGGTCTCCTGCGCGTCCTCCGCCACGGGCTCTTCGACCTCTTCCGCCTCGTCGATCTGCGGCTTGCCCACGATCAACGGCAGCATCTCCGCGCCATGCGGCAGGGTGGTCGTCGCATGCGGCGCATCGCGCCACGACAGCGTATCGAACCCGCCGCAGTTGGGGCAAACGGGGCCCCATTCCTCATGCACGGATTGGCAGGTATCGCAGATCCACTGTTTGCCGCGCGGCGCGGTCAGCGCCCGCGTGAGCCAGCCGCGCACGACCGTATCATCGGCCCCTTCGCCCCGCTCGACGGCCGCCATGATCGTGAGGGCGCGCACGGTTGGACGCGTCGAGATCAGATCGCCCAGCGCGCGCCGCGCGGCTGGGAAGTCTTCCGCCGCGATCAGCAATTCCGCCTGCAGCAAGCGGCTTTCCTCGGCGTCGGGTGCCTGCTTGATCAGCGCCGCAAACCGCTTGAGACGCGCGGAAGGGGCCTCATCGGGGGCAATCTCGGCATAGGCGGAGGCCAGATCGGGATGCGGCTGTGCGCCCCATGCCTTCTCCAGCACCCGCGCTGCGTTCTTTTGTTGGCCATTGGCAATATAGCCCCGCGCCGCCATCGCCGCTGCCGGAATCAGATCCGGCGAGGCTTTATTCGCCGCAATCGCTGCCTCGCGCGCCTCCACAGAGGCTGTCTCGTCGAGAATGCCTTTGGCCTCCTGCAAGGCCAAAACGGCATCGCGGCGGCGGTGCACCTCTTTGGGCAATTGCCCCTGACGCGCCTTCGCGGAAAGCACTTCGCGCGCACCCTTCCAATCGCCCGCGCCCGCTTGCAGTTGCAGCAGCGTATCTTGTGTATCCACATGCTTGGGCTTCATCGAGAAGGCCTTCTCGGCCAGTTTCAACGCGGTTGCGGTATCGCC